GCGATATCTTGCGACTTGTACATAGGGTGCTTCCGTTACGTCAATCACATTGATGGTTGAATAGTCTTGTTCAACCCCCTCAGATGGATCAACTGTGGCAATATAACTTCTTCCTTCTTTTGGTCTTACAAAAATATCCAATCCATCTTCTGTTTCAATCGGATTAGAATATGCCAATGTTTTAAGTTTAGAACCAGAGATTAGAGTTGCAGATGAACCAATAAACTCTGTTTCAAATTCTTGTCGGAATTGTTCTTCCGATGTGTTTCGTATTGTTTCATCTTTCCATTTTGCATCACGTCCTGGAACTTGTGACCAATGAACTTCAATCGGTTTATATAATGAACGTTCTTCAATCGCATCTTTCCACATCTTGTAGAATAGATTTAAACCGTTTGGAGTAGAAACAATAATTACTTTAGACGTTTTACCAGACGAGATAACCGGATAGGTTGATGTAAAGAACTCAACTGCCATGTTGTGTGGAACGAATGCAAACTCATCGAGGAAGATTAAGTTATATGTACCACCTCGAACACCTGCTGCTGATGTTGCATATGCATAAATCTTGGATCCGTTCTCTAGTTCTATTGAACGTTTGTTCCAATTAATAATACCTTGTTGTAACCAGATTGGAAGATACTCATAGGCTTTCTGTATTTTTCCTAAAATATCTTGAGCGAGTTGAAGTTTGTTTGCAAGAATACCTGTTACAAATTCTTCATTGAATAATGCACACCACAACATGTAACCAACTGTAGTTGTTGTCTTACCAACCTGTCGTGGCATCTTTGCAATACAGAAACGATTCTCATGGAAGTCTTTTACCATTTCTTCCTGAAAATTCCACATGTCAAATGGTACTAGACCATGATCTACGTTGACAATCTTAACGTATGTTCTGATAAAATAAACTGGGTCAGAAGAACATTTAATTATTTCTTCAACTTGTTCTTCTGTATATGATATTTCCACTCCCGCTTTTTTTAAGCGGGAATTGCCTAAGTAACCGTCATCCATTATTTAAGTAAACTACTTATCATCCATGCATGTTTTTGGTGTTGATCTAAAAGGTCTTGCAAGAAATTACCGATTGCTGGTTCGTTTGCTTCATCAGCAGCTTGAATACCAGAACGTAGGTTTGTAATCATTCTATCGTTATCAATTTTTAATTCCATGAACATCATACGTGCATCTGGAATAGTAAGTGCATCACTACTTACGTCAGAGTATTCTAACAATCTACCTAATGAAGGAGGTGCATACACTCCTAACATACGAAGTTTCTCTGCAATCAAATCTGTATTTAACCAGATTGCATTGTAAAGAACACCTAAAAATGCGTGATAATCATTGAAGTTAGAACCTTCAACGTTCCAGTGGAATGAGTGTGCTTTAAAATATAGGCTAAAGTTTGTACCTAGAATCACACGCAATTGTTGAATTAATGTTTCCATGTTTATTCCTGTTTATTTTTTAAAAATTTAACTAATTCGGTAGTAGAACCAACAAAGACTGCTTTGTCTACATTTATATTTTTGTTCTTTGTAGATTCGCCTGTCAAATCTTGTTTGCGTTTTTGAATCTCCATTAAGTCTTTATTCAAGTCTGAGAGATTCTTAATTAACGTTGCGGCAACTTCATATGCACGAGGTGCTTGAGAGTCTTTTGCAACCGTTAAAAGATTATTCAATGCGGTGTTACCATTATTAATTAATTCTTTAATATTGGTACGAGCAAAATCTGCATCATCTGTGGCAACAGAGTTATTTATAGGTACTAATTCTTGTGTTGTTTCTTCTGGAACTATTGTTTCCAGATCAAACACTTCGGATAGTTTTTCGTTGGTCTTGTTCATCATGCATTTGGATACTCAGTTATTGTTTCTGCAAAACCATATTCATCATCTGGCATTGCGTTGGAAGGATCTGGTAATGTCATTACATTTGCATACTTCAAATTAGCTGAAGTGGTATCACGTATATTTGTATTAGCTGAATGAATAATTTTAGAACCACCTTTAACTGGTGGGAACAAATAACCTTTTAATGTAAACTCTAGGTTCCAGATAATCAAACGAGTAGTAGAGAAGTCACCTTCATAATCTACCTCATTTGATACCGAGTTTAGTATAATTGGGATATCGTATTTTAACCCAATTTGTGGTACTAAAGTTGCGGTTACTGTAAAGTCTGGAGTAAAGAATGGAACAATCTGTTCAATAATTTGTGTACCATCTTCTGTATTTCTTACATAGACTGATGCAGAAAAACTAAAGTCATAAGGAACTGGAACATATTGTTTATATGCAGTAGTGCCTGTTTGTGCCGCACCGTTAGTCATTGTTGACACCATCTTACGAGATGAGTCATAAGTCATTCCGGTCATCTCAAAAGATATACGAGGAACAACAATATTTACTGAACGAATTAAATCTGGATCAGTTGTTATTCTTGTGTAATATTTTTCTTTAGCACCATAAGATAATGGTACTTTAAATTTTTCCTTTGCAGTAACACCATCTAGAGTATAACGAACTACCTCTATATCGTTAAGTACAGTACCCATCGCAATAACCATCTTGCGAATTGTTCTATTATAAAAATGATCGTTACCTAACATTATGGCTCACCAAAAGGATTTGTTTCTGTAAAGTCAATGAAGTCAAATCCTTCATTTTCAATTCTGTTATTATCAACCGTATCTTGCAAGTCGATGTTATCAAATGTTATCATTGAATCTGCATTTCCAATTGTTGTAAATCTTGCGTTGCTAGTATTACCTATCAATAAAGTATTAGCACTAAATGTACCATTTACTCTAACCACATCAATATAATTATTACCAATTATATTAACTGTATGAACGATTGCTTGTGCGTTAGCGTTTGCAAGATTGGAACCTTGATATACTATTTCACCAATAGTATATCTTCTTTCTCCAGATTCTGAAAATGAAAGTCTTGTACGGCGATAACTATTAAATATTTGTTCATCAATTTCTGTAATTCCTGTATCGACAATCTCATCAGAAAATACAAATTGTTTTAGTTTAAGTGCATACACATAAACATTACCACCACGACCACGACCTAATGTATAGAACATTGCCTGATCGTTTTCATGTTCAACGAAAGTGATTTCAAAAAAACCAGTCAGTAATGGTATATAAATTAAGTCGCCCTCACGTGGACGAATTATGTTAGCTGCTCCAGTTGTATATTTAAATCTACGACGAGAAACTAAAAGACTGATTTCATCTCGAACTTCTAAACCAAACTTGGACATAAAGTCCTGATCGCCATCCATTGCAGTAGTATTTTCAAGATACACTTCTAATGGATACGCTTTAACATATTGTTTTAAAGTATCTTCACCATAAATTTGATCTACAACATCTCTACTTGATCTAGGAAGATAGTAAACATCCATTCCATAAATCTGCATAGCTTCAATAACCAAATCTTCAACTAGAAGTTGTTCTTCGGTTATGTGGTCTTTAGGAAACGGATTAAAGTAAAAGTTAGTGGACATGTTATCCCATGAACATATCGCCAGGCAATACGTTTGTGTTAATCATTTCTTCTTCAAGTTCTTTTAGTTCTTCGGCTGCTTCATCATATATCTTTTGACCGTTTAATGTAACACCACCAGGCATTTGAATACCTTCAAATTTCTTCATGTTAGATCCCCATTGCAACTTAATCTTTGCGGTAGCATAACGTTTAAGGAATCTATCATTCCAAACATCGGTGTTACCTTCTTTTGTTATTGTAATTCCGGATGTGTTTGAAGAATGTGGTCCATCTAAAATAATTTCCGTTGGAGAAATAATCTTTTTAACTTGTTTTGCAGTATTATCAATCTGAATAAAATCTTTTTCTGCAATCTCTTGGTCAAACTTTGTACTTGTACCAATAATTGTATTTGACGTTGTGTTACCACTAGCAGTACCAGTCAATGTAATTTCTTCTGGTTCTAAACGACGGTAACATTCTGCAACAACATATTGACCAACATCTAAGTCTCTTGTCCAGTCAATATCTAAATGAAGTTTGTTTTGATGACGATGGAATCTGAACTGTGGAGTACCAGAGAATAACAAATTCAATGTTCGAATATGTTGCATGGTAATCTCATATGACACATACGATACTGACGTAAAGTCATAGAGGTCATGTAAACGCAACTGATAACGCAAGTCAAACATATTGATTGACGAATTAGATTCATCAAATGGGAATATGCCAGTTACAAATATAATTGAATCCGGACAGTAAATCCATCCACGATCAATATCTTGTTGTGTAATACGATGTTTGAGGAACATCTTTTCGGTACCATCATAGTGATAATCGTACCAAAATTGTAAAGCCTCATCGATACGATCATTTACCTGATCGTCATCAACGTTGATTTGTAGAACTGGCCATCCCAATTTGCGTAGGCAATAGTTCTTAAATTCTTCTCTTGTAGTAGGTTTTGCCATAGTTTCTCTGGTATTTTATTACCTATTTATCTAAATTAGAGTTGCAAGTACCGCCACAATAAAAATAGATCCACAGAGGAAGCCAATTGCCTTATAATAATCTAAGACCGGAGTCTGGAAATATGTTTTTCCAACCACAAAACACTTGTGAACTGGACTTAACATATATCCTGCATAGTCGATTGCAGTAAATAATGGCAGATACTTGATACCAAAAATGGTACTTAAAAGTGCGACCATCCCCGCATACTTACCAGAACTTCCTGTCGCAAATGCAAATAGGAAACTTAATAATACCGCAACTGCGACAAAATCCGAAGTAGCTTTTAGGATGTCCGTTACTTCACCAAGATATAACTTAATAACATTACCAAGGATTAATACAACACTAGTCCAAATCAATACTTTCCAATCTATCCACTTTTCTGTATGTGTGTGAATATGATTAGTGTGTTCGTTTCTAACTTCTATTACAACATCATCTTCTTTTAAAACAAAAAAGATATAGAATAAAGTTACTAAAATTGATGCTGCCAATAACGGCCACATTATTCCAATAAACTGAACATAGGATAAACTTAGAACTGCCATTGGAACAAGAACTGTTTTTTCCAACGGTGACCAGAAATAATAATGATGTGTACTTAGATAATCAATGATGCCATATATCTTTCGACGACTGTCGTTTGGTGCAATAGTATTTAGAAACCCAGCACTAACGGCAACCCGACCAGGGATCGGCAGTACACCCGTTATAAGACTGATTAAGAATACAACCGCACGTTTAGATTTAACCTTACGAATTATCCAATCATATACTGGTAAGAAATAACCTTTAGATTTTACCCATCCCGATACAATCATTATACCAAGGATGATGAATAGAATAGAATATCCGTCTATTAATTTAATTAAAGTGTCTAACATAAGCCTCTTTCACTTTCTGTCTGTTTAAAATAAATGAAAAATAATTTAAATACTTCTTCTTTTTTATCCACAATTTATCTTTATAATTCATGTCACGAACTACCAATTTTAAACTTTGTTCAGTAACAGGAATAATTTGACAAAGTGGAGTACCTGCTTTAATTGTATGACTTTGATTTTGCAGATTCCAATAACCCTGAATGTTTATCTCAGAACTTATACTTGGATCCAATAATCCTATTGCACTTTCAAATTCGAATGTGTCTGGATACGGCAAAGGTAACATCAAAAGTTTTACATTTTTTGGTACTACAACATTCCACGGAGTATTAATCTTTAAAATAGATTTGACTGCCCATGGTTTTTTAGGTATATGTTTTGCCAATCCATCGTGCGTTTGAGATTGAACAATATCTTTACCTAACATTTCTTGCAAAGTTGGATCTGGAATAGTTACATTAAATCCAAGATCATTTGTTTTTAATTCTATGTCTAACCAATTAGTAACAACATAACCAGTAGAAAACATATCAAAAATGCCAGGACATTTAAAAATATGTATGTCTTTTTTATCAGACTTCATATAATCAGTCTTAGCTGCATACACCCATTTAGGTATCATTTCTTGTACTGGTCTTACTGGAAATGTTTCTGCAAGACCTGGTATAGTAGAAAAGAATTCAATAGTTTTCATGGCATAATCATAAATGGTGTTTGGAATCTAATATTAAATGCAATATTAATCCTATATTTATCTGACGTATTTACTTCTGTTTCATGTGGCATCCATCCTGGCCACAGAATCAA